TCCTTCTAATCAAACTGCCTTAGAAGCTCTTACAGTTAAGACCTTAAATAACGATAATGTTATTAGAGACAGTGTTGATCTTCAATGGAGTTCGGCCTCAGAGCGTTTCAACTCTGTGACTGTTACTTTTCTTAATGAGCACGAAAACTTTAAAGAAGACAGTAAAACTTGGCCTAACCAAGAAACAGCAGCTGGACGTAGCCTTTATGCTTCCTTGTTAAGTGAAGACAACAATCAACCAATGTCTACTGACATTCGTTTAGAAGGCGTTACAGACCCTTATCATGCTCTGGCTCATGCAGAACAGATTGGAAGACAATCTAGAACTGCTCATAATATAAGTCTAATAGCTACTAAAGACGCTATTGGTTTAGAGCCTGGAGATTTTATTAAGGTGGAACTACCTCTATCAGACATTAATGCTGTTTATAGAGTTAACTCGACAGAGATTGCTGAAGATCTTAGTATTAGAATTGATGCGTTTTATATTGATATTAACAGCTATGCTTGGAACGTTGCAGACAATGACAATCCTGGAGTTACTGTAACTAATCCAACTAGTTTTGACCCTGATTTAGTTACTAACTTAACATGGTCAACAACAGCACTTTATAATGGCGTAGCATCAGGTAATCTTTCCTGGACTGCAGCTGATAGTGATGTGCTTTATTATATTGTACAAGCCTCAAACGATAACCAGAGTACTTGGTTTGATTTAGGGACTACTACAGGTACAAGTTTCGATGTTATTGCCTTAGAACAAGACACTTATCATTGGGGAGTACGAACAGTCGCCCCTAACGGACAAGTTTCTGATAGAGTAGTAATTGGCCCTTATAATGTAACTTACACAGGGCCAAAGACACAAGACTATATTTACGGTACAACTTCAAATCAAGATACTAATACTCAGTCTTATGATGATACTCTAAGTGAAACTACGTATCCATACTTTGCAGTAATTGATTATAAGCCTGATGAACAACCTACACTCCCTGTAAGAAGTTCTAGTGGTATTACTTTAAATTTTATACCAAGAACTGCAACGTTAGTAAGGGAACTAAGTGTTTATCAGAGATCTTTATCAACACCTTCCGCACCAAGCGGGGGTAGTTATAATTTTTCAACAAACACTTTAACACCACCTAGTGGTTGGTATACCTCTGTTCCTATAGGGGTTGGGCCTGTTTGGATTTCAAATTCTCAGGCAGAAGGTTATCAAGCTACTACTAACGCTACACCAGCTAATTGGTCAACTCCTGCTATTTTAGGACAAGATGGCGAAGATGCAGGAGTATTAATTGTTTACGCAGATGACGCAAGCGGTACGAATAAAACCACTACTTATAGTAATCAAGAGTATGTTCTTTATTATGAGTACACAGGAACAGCACCTGCTGTAAGTACTATTACAGGTACTTGGATTAAATTTGTTGGGGATGACGGAACTTCAGGGCAAGGTATTTGGCCTATTTATGCAACAGACGCCTCGGGTAGCAGCCAATCTTTTACAGTAGGATCTCGAGAATATGTAACTTTTTATGAAAGTATTTCTCAACCTACTTTACCAGTAAGTGGACAGACTTTTGTTAAATTTATTGGAGATGACGGTGTTACAGGAGATGATGCTCCAAGACTAGCAACTGTAAGGGTCTATATAGGTGCAACTTCTCAACCTTCTGCTCCAAGCGCTACTATTACTTGGTCTACTTTAGCAATTAGTGGATTAACTTCAGGGTGGTCTTTAACAGCACCTACTATTGATGCTTCAAGTACAACTACTTATTATTTTAGTGACATTAGTTTTACTGATGCTACAGCAAGTGCTACAACCACTAATGCAACAGGTACTACTCCTACACGTAGTGTTAACTTCGATGGTATTGTTAGTTTTACTAACCTTAATACTCGTTTGGCAGATGCTTCTACTGTAATTGATGGTGATAGAATCACTACAGGTACTATTGATGCAACTCAAGTAAGTGTTACCAACATTAGGGCAGATAGTATTTCTGTAGGTACTGGTACTATTAATACAGGGGTTATTCCTACGCTAGATCAGAGTAAAGTTAGTGGCTTAACAACAGATCTAAGTAATATTAACTCTGATGTAAGTACAGCTCAAAGTACAGCTAATACTGCTGTTAGTGATGCTTCAACTGCACAATCTACAGCTAATACTGCTGTTAGTGATGCAGCTACAGCTCAAAGTACAGCTAATACTGCTGCAAGTAATGCCTCAACAGCATTAAGCACTGCAAATACTGCAAACAGTACCGCTAATACAGCTTATTCAACTGCTATTGGTAAAATTAAAAGCTACTATCAGTCTAGTACACCAAGTGCTTCTGCAGTAGGAGATATTTGGTATAATACTTCTAATAATAAAAACTACTATTGGAATGGATCTTCTTGGACCCAAGTAAGTTTAGAAGCTGATAGTATTGTATCTACCTATATTTATGGCGGTAATATTACTGCTAGTCAAATTAACGCAGGTACTATTAACGCAGCCCGTATTCCTACGCTATCAACAGCTAAGTATGACATCATGACAGGAGATAGTTATGGTAGCAATAAAGGCCGAGACACTTCAACAGTTACTGGTACTTGTGCCACACTAACTTTTACACCAACAGCAACTTCGAATTGTGTTGTATTAGTAAATTCAGCGTTAGTTTTTCCAAGTGCGGCTACTGATAGTTCGTATAGTTATACTTTTAGACTATATGTTAACAATGTACAACAAGGCACAGAATATGGTTTTGGTCAGAACGATGGCGGCGCTTATACATATATACTTGTATTTGCCCATGGTTTTACTGCAAGTGCTAATACTTCTTATACAATTAGCATAGGATTTACTGAAAGCTATGGTAGGGCAAAGGCAATTAGTTGCAGTCAAGGTGCCTTAACTGCAATCTTTACTCAAACATAAGGATTAAAAATGTATACAGAGTTTGATTGGAATATGTTTAGAAAGCTGCGTAACAACATGTTGCAAAGTTCTGATAGACGGATGCTATGGGACAGCAATTTAACAGATGAAAAGAAACAAGAATGGGCTAACTACAGACAGGCTTTAAGAGATTTACCAGCTAACACTACAAATCCTCTTGAACCAAACTGGCCAGAAGCCCCAGAGTAAGGAGAATATTATGGGATATAGTTTAAGCCAGCGCTCTCTAGCAAAACTAGAGGGCGTTGATCCCAGTTTAGTAGCAGTTGTAAAACGTGCTATTGAACTAACTAAGGTAGACTTCGGAGTTGTTTACGGACTTCGTACTGTGGAAGAACAAGAAAAACTTGTTGCTGCAGGTAAGTCTCAAACAATGAAATCAAAACATCTAGAAGGTCGTGCAGTAGATCTCATGGCCTATGTAAATGGAAAAGGTTGTTGGGAACTCAATGTTTACGATGATCTTTGTGACGCTATGAAAGCTGCTGCAACTGAACTAGGTGTAGCAATCAAGTGGGGCGCAGCGTGGTCTGAAGGAGACATTCGTTCCTATCCAGGATCTTCTGAAGATGCTATGATGGCCTACATTGACCTCAGACGCTCACAAGGACGTAGACCTTTTATTGACGGACCTCACTTTGAACTTCTATGAGGTAAACAAAATGGCGCATACTATAGTCGATGACTGGAAAGTAATTCCAAGATTAATGATGTTAGCAGTTACAGTATTAACGTATCAAGCAGTCCATTGGTATATGGCACTCCCTGACCCTACTATTCAACAAAGTGGACTAGTTTCGGTCTGTATGGGAGCATTAACAGGTTGTTTTGGAATCTGGATGGGTAAAGAGTCAAAGACTACAGTAACGCCAATGAAGGTGACACATGAAGAAAGCTATAGTGGCTCTCCTAGCAAGTAGTTTTTTATTAAGCAGCTGCGGACTTTCTGGACTACCATTTTTTAGTGGTGGTGGCAGTGGTACTAACGTAGCTGCTAATACTCAGTTAGGAAAGACAAATAATCAAACAATAGGCGCTAGTGAATCTACTGATCAAACAATAAGAGTAGAAACGCTAGAGGGTACTGTAGAACAATCTAACGATAAAAACAAAGTAAACACCGAAAGTGTTGAAAACATTAACATTAATGAAATACCCCCTTGGGTACTGTTGTTATTAATCTTAGGTTGGTTACTACCCTCCCCTAATGAAATCTGGAGAGGTTTCTTACAAATGATTCGAGTAATTCGTGGTAAGGAATAAATACCTGACGTTTAAGAATAAAGGTTAATTAAAGGGACAGATTATATCTGTTAGTCTCTTTAGGTGGGGAGTTAAAATACCCCACCAAATTAATTTAAGGAGTTTAGCATGGCTAAAAAGAAAGATCCTCGGCTAGAGAGGGCTGGAGTATCTGGTTTCAATAAACCCAAAAGAACTCCTAATCATCCTACTAAGTCTCATATTGTTGTTGCTAAAGATGGTGACAAAATTAAGACAATTCGTTTTGGTTCTCAAGGTGTTAGTGGATCCCCTAAAAAAGAAGGTGAGTCTGCTTCTTACAAAGCCCCTAGATTAGGCTGGAAAGCAAGACATGCTACAAATATTGCCAAAGGCAAAATGAGTGCCGCATATTGGGCAAATAAGGTGAAATGGTAATGCCAGTAACTAAAGTAAAAGGTGGCTACCGTTGGGGTACCTCTGGAAAAGTTTATAAAACTAAAAAAGAAGCCGAAAAGCAAGCCAGAGCTATTTATGCCAGTGGTTATAAAAAGAAAAAGCCAGCTAGGAGAACAAAATAATGGTACAGCTAACTAAACCAACAAAGGCTATTAAAAAGTCGGTAGCCGATCCTAGTGATAGTTATCAATCTTTAAAACCTTTGTGGAAGAAATCTAGAGCCGTTTTACAAGGGCAAGAAAATGTTAAAGCACACGATGAATATTTAGAACATGATTATTCAAATTTACT